AAGAATGATAGACGTGAGCGAATACACATCAGAGCTCATGCTGCTCTGCAACATCATCTTGTTCGTCTGCGTGCTCATTTTGGCGTACACAGCCTGGACCGCATGGAGGGCCCGCGACCAGCATTATGGTTCATGGCAGAAAGCGAAATGGGATCTCACCAAATCCGATGCCGAGAAGGACAGGCTCCAGGCAGAGATGGACGAGCTCACCGAAGAGCTGGCGGAGGCCCGCAGGATCCTCGACGGCAAGGGTGAGGGATTCGTCATGGTAAGGCATCCGCGTCTGGTCGAATGCAAATATGAGGCATCCGCATCCGTCTGTCGGTGCGGGGTATTCAGGTTCACCGTGGAGGATGTCGATCCCGGAGAGGATGCGGAGAGGCTGACGGAGATACTGCGGTCCGGCAAGATCCTCATCAAAGGGGTGGGAAAGGAATGACCGAGCAGACATCACCGACACTCATCTTAACTGTCAAGAAGAGCAAGGTCAAGTTCGACGGCGATTTTGCAGTGATCGACGTAGGGCTGACTGTCGAGGAATTCATCATATCTCTGATTAAGTATGAATCATCACCGCACAAGGCAATTGGGGTCATAAAGGAGGAGGAAGAGGAATGACCACACAACACACTACCCATGCCCTGCCGAGCGGATTGTTCATCGAGAGGTATGCCAAGGACGGAGAGACTCACTACTATCTCGTGAGCAAGGGATGGGATAGTTGGTATCGTGGAGTCAGATACTGCATCACCGAGGATGAGTATAATGCGCTTTTGCCATTGGCAACGGAGGCGGAGGACGAGTGAGATGGCGATAGAGGTCTTCGACTTGACAGAGTTCACACAGCTCGCCATCAGGAGAGATACAGGCTTGCATGACGGACTGAGCCTGCACATCTACTCTTCCAATGACCAATGGCTCTTAGAGCATATCAAGCAGTTCATGGCGGAAGGACGCGACATCCCTCCGGTCTATTCCATATCCGATGCGATGGAGTGGTCCAGGGCGGTCCGGATGGCGAGGTGGATCCTCGAGGCCGATGAACGCTACAACACGAATATGGGGGAGAAGAAATGACCGAGGCAACTGTTTCCAAAAAGGAACAAGTTGCCCTTAAACCATGTCCGTTCTGCGGAGGTTCGGATTTAGACACCGACGGTGAATTGATGATTGGATGCAACTCATGTAATATTGCCGTGAAGATATGGGGATGGAATACTCTCGGTATCGAAGAGAGATGGAACAGGAGGGCGAACGAATGAAGTTGATGGTGGAAACTGACAACGGGAAGATGGTCGAATTGAAACCTTGTCCGTTCTGCGGAGGAAAGATACTCCACATATATCACGGGCAGGAGGGTGTCAGATGCGAGAGTTGTGGTGCTAAAATCACGGACTGCGAGGATGCTATCGAGCGTTGGAACCGTCGGACCATTGAACTGGAGACCAAGCCCCTCCGTTACGATGTCGTCGAGATCGTGGCATGCTCAGACGGCCCGATCACAGGACCGTCATGGGATGACAGCGAGACATGGAGCGACACATGTATCGTCAAGTTCTCCTCGGAGGACAGGGAGGAGGCCGTGAGATTCATGGACGGCCTACCGATAGGTACTCGTGCGTTCATCGAATGCATCCGCGAGCACCAGGAGATCGTCTGGAAGAGGGATGTTCTCGTGAGGGACTGGAAACGGCCCAGATCGCCCCTTCATCCGCACCGTGAGCCGACCTTCGAGCCTCTGCCGGACGGACGCCATGTCCTCCCCGATCTCAACATCGAGGTCACGGTGAAGAACGGAGTTTACTCCTTCAAGCCGCTGGAGGAGGACAGGAGGCGATACGATGATGATCCATCGGTGCGATAAGTGCGGGAAAGAGATCGACGAGATGCTGATGGGCGTGTTCACAATCGAAAGGGACACGAGGTTGATGCATGTGTGCGACGACCCCGAGGACTTCAACCGCAGAGTAGAGCTATGTCCTCAATGCGTCGGAGGACTGCTCGAACTGGTGAACGGATATCTCGGAGAGGGTTGCGACGTGTGGGAGGTCAAGCACGACAGGACGCAGGAGATCGTACCCGGCCATCCGCCAGCCCAGCTATACTCCATAGTGCATAAGACGGCCAGCATGGTGGAGGAGTTCACAGTCGAAGTGGACTCATACGAAATAGACGAGGATTAGGCGTTGAAGGTCGCCAAAGGGGAGTTCGGCATAGAAGGATGCCACAATCCTATCGCATACGTTCATCACGGTGCGCTGGTATACTTGTAGGAGACGAAGATGATGGGGGGACGGAGGAATGAGCTGGACGGACGAGATACTGAGGGTCCTCTCGGACGGTCCGCACACAATCTCCGAGATAAGGACGGAGCTGGGAGGAGTATCCAAGGGCATGATCTCCACAAGGCTCCAGCGTCTCCGCAAGTGGGGCCGTGTCGAGGAGGCCGGCTATACCGACTACCTCGGAGGAGGCATCGAGAAGCTGTGGAGGAGGACATGATCTACGAGTGCGAGATGTGCGGAGAGATAGCCGACTCCGACGAATTGCCGCAGGGATGGGAGGTTGTGAGCCTCATATCCTTCATGGGCATGAGATGGGAGGAGACGCTGTGTCCGACATGCAAGGTCCGCTCATCGGCCAACAGAGGCCCTATGCCGTGTCCCTACTGCGGGCATGAGATCGACAGGACATTGGTATCGGTGGACCACATCGCAGGGAGATGGAGATTCATCTGCCAGAATCCCTTATGCGATGCAAAAGGGCCATGGAGGGAGAGCAGAATCGCCGCATTGATAGCATGGAACACGAGGAAGGGAGAATCATGAGGGGGAGGACCTGCATCCAATGCATCCACCATCGCGTCATCCATCTGGGAGTCGAGGTGGACGAGGACGGGGACGAGAGACCTATTATGGAGCACTACTGCATGACGGCATCAGGAGAGCGGCGGCAATGCGACGCCGAGCTGGAGTTCGGATGCGGACTATTCAAGGAGAAGGTGATGATATGAATTGTGAGGAGATTAGCATGAAAGTGGCGGAGATGAGCGAGCAAGTAGATGACCTGGAGAGGACCTATCTGAGGGAGATCCACAGGCTTCAGAGGCAGACGGGGATGGTCATCCTCACGATGGGGATCCTCATAGCGGTAGCATTCCTCATGGGGGCGTACCTATGATCGAGGACATTGTGACGGACATCCTCGAGGATAAGGACGGGATACCGTACCGCGAGCTCGTGGACCTCATGGCGAGGGAGTGGGATGTGTCCGAGGAGGACCTGGTCCATGCCCTCGATGTGCTGGAGGAGCAGAACGAGGTATGGGGAGACATCAAGAACGGGGAGGTCGTGGTCCACCCCGGGGCATGGCCGATATGATCGACACACGCAACGGAGGCCAGCCCTGCACCGAATGCGCCCATTACAAGGAGAATGCCACGAGGATGGACAGGCTCTTCGGAGCGGTCCCCGTCCATAGATGGTGCGGTCTGAAGGGCCGGCAGGTCGAGGACAGGAGGGAGGGCTTCGACTGCCCCGTGTTCGAGAAACGGACCGTCGACTGCTGACTATAAAAGTACTCGGTGCAGTAATACAATTGCGATTGCTTTGTGTTCATTCGGTTCTCCGTCTGCACCATGATAACCTCTTACTCCGCCGAAGTCGAAGCGGCGGAGGGAATCCTCTCAATGCACGTTCGCGGGTTTCCCATCTCTGCGCATTCTCGAACGTGCGCCCTCTTTTTTCCGTAAAAACCGTCATGATTCTTTATTAACGCTGTTAAGGATTCTTCAGACACTCATACCAGGAGGTAAAATTGGGATGCTGACAGTAGAGGAAACGGACCCCGACATCGACATGATCGAGGACGAGGAGCTCATCGGAATAAGGCCGAAGAGGAAGAAGAAGCGGCAGGAGACACCCGAATCAATCAAGGCGAGGGCCGCGGTGACGAGGGAGAGGCACATCCTCCGCAGGGCATTGTCCGAGCAGCACATGAACGAGATCCTCGATTGGCATCTCCAGGAAGGGTGCGCATACCACATCATCTCCGGCGGGGACATAGACTCCCTGACATTCCTAAGAGGCATCGTGAAGCAGCAGCATATCCGCTACTGCATCGTATCGTCATGGGTATTCGCCATGGAGGATGCGGAGGAGATGGCCGACTGGCTCGCCAAGGGCTATGTGGACCGCATCGACATATACACCGGGGAGCTGACGATACAGCATTACGCCGGGATCTTCGACTACCTCGAGAGAACCCTTCCCCAATACGGAGGGAGGATAATCTCGTTCCGCAACCATTGCAAGGTCATGGTGTTCTACGGGGACGAGTTCAGCGGAGCGATAGAGTCCTCCGCCAACGTCAACACCAATCCGAGGACGGAGCAGACCTGCATCACCGTGGACCGCGGACTGGCGGACTTCTACAAAAAATTCTTCGACGATGTGGACGGCAGAGAGAAATGGCCGTATGAATGGCATCCGTGGGAGGCATCCGAATGACCAAGGCGAAGGCAGCCTCCAAGACCTCCAAGGCCAAGGATCCCAAGACCAAGACCTCCAAGACGGAGAGGCAGACCGAGATAGACGTTCTCGACAAGAAGGGCAAGTGGGTCCGCATCAAGAACCCCGAGACAGGGGACATGGAGAACGTCGTGGTATTGAGATTCGTGAAATCCCCGAAGAGGCCCCGTTACGTCCTCACGGAGGAGGGGATGGCATACATCGAACAGCTCGCATCCAAAGGCGCGGTCCAAGAGGAGATCGCATCTATGATGGATACCGATTTGAAGACGCTGGACAACGAATGGAACAGCGAATATTTCCGTACTGCATACAAAAAAGGACTCGACAGATGCAACATGAGGCTGAGGCAGGCACAGGTCAACGCAGCCATGTCCGGGAACAGCACCCTCCTGGTATGGCTCGGCAAGGTCCGCCTCGGACAGACAGAGAAGCAACAGGACGATACGAACGAGGCCCTCCGCATGTTCGCAGAGGCAATCATGAAGGGCAAATCGGACGAGAAGCCCGACGGATGGGAATCATGAGCAGACCGAAGTCCGTGTTAAAGCCCTTCAGCGAGAAGGTCATGGCGAGGATACGCACCCATGACAGGCTCCAGTTCTACGAGGGGCCGGTGAGGTCGGGGAAAACGCAGTCCTCGCTCATGTCATTGGTGGCGTACATCCAGATGCACGATGTGACCACGGGGATGATGTCCGGCAACACGGTCGGCTCCGTCATCCGCAACTGCATCAAGCCCAGATGGGGATTCCTCGACCTCTGTCCGAAGTCGAGGCTCATCGACAGCAAGGGCTCCATGCAGATCATCGTCCCCACGGACCACGGAGAGGTCACGATATACCTCTTCGGAGCATCCGACAGCGCATCCGACGACCCTCTGAGGGGACTGACCCTCGATTTCTGGTACGCTGATGAGATCACGAAGCACCACCTCAATTTCGTGAACGAGGCCATGGCCCGTCTGGCCGCCGCGGAGGACCCTCTGATGATATGGACCTCCAATCCCGAGAACCCTCAGCTCCCCCTCTATGTGGATTACACCGACAGATTCCACGCGATGAGCCCCGAGGAGAAGGAGGCATTCGGCGGCTATCACGAGTTCCATTTCACGCTCGAGGACAACCCCATCATGACAGAGGCCAAAATCAAGAAATTGGCCCTGTCCTACTCCGGGGCCGAGTACGACCGCAAGATCCTCGGCAAGAGATGCGTGCAGGAGGGGCTGGTCTACCCAGACATAGATGACAGGTACTTCCGTCCCCTCGATCCCGGGGATGTGGATGTCCGCTACTGCGCCATCGACTTCGGTACGGACCACGCCACAGTCATGCTCTTCGGAGGCATCTACAGAGGCAACAAGAGGGACTGGCGCATAGTGTCCGAATATTACGACAAGGGCTCCAACAAGACCACCTACGACTACTATGTAGACTTCCTCGGCGAGTGCGAGGCATTGGGTGTGGACCCGACCAAGGTCACGGTGGCGATAGATCCCGCCGCCAAGGTCCTCCGCATCGAGTTCATGAAGCACGGCATATCGGTGGTCAAGGCCAAGAACGACGTTCTCAACGGCATCAACTTCACGCGCACGGGCATCTACAACGGATTATTGTCGTTCGGGGATGCCTCGAAGTTCAAACACCTTAAACAGGAATTCGGGACGTATGCATGGGACGAGAAAAAGGCGCAGACAGGTGTCGATGCGGTCATCAAGCAGAACGATGACGCGGTCGATGCCCTCCGCTATTTCGCGTATACCTTCGTCCGTCCCGTATCGGGGATGACAGCATGAAATACCTACCATCTGAAGACATAATCGTGGACGTGGAGGTCAACGAGACCACCATCGAGATCGCATTCGCCAAGTGGCTGGAGAACCAGCCGAGATACAAGATGCTGAAGGACTATTACCTCGGCAACCACTATTTCAACGAGGAAATACACGGCGAGGACCAGAACCGGATCATAGCTAACCATTGCAAATACATCACGGACGTATTGGTAGGCTACCAGTTCGGGAACGAACCCCGCTATGATGCGCCGGACGGGGACACGGCAGGTCAGGCCATCATCGACCTCATGAGGGAGCAGGACAAGTGGCAGGTCGACCTTAACATCGGCGAGAGCCTGTCCATCTACGGCAGGACCAACGAGCTCGTCTATATGCCCAAGGACAAGGACGTTCCCAACTCGATGGAGATAGACCCCATGCACGGTTTCGTGGCCAAGGCGGGGGATGTGGAGAAGGATGCGGTGTTCGGAGTCGTGGTATTCGAGTACACCGACAACAACAAACGGCAGATCTACCGCCTGTACGTCTACGACAGGGCCGATGTCTCCATCTGGGAGTGCGAGGCCAAGGCGAATCCCCGCGCATGGCGCATGGTGGACGGTCCGACACCCCATGGATTCGGGAGGGTCCCGGTCGTCGAATATAAAAACAACAGGCTCGCATTGTCCGACTTCGAGTCCATCATCGAGCTCCAGGACGCGTATAACTCTCTCCTCTCGGACAGGCAGGACAATCAGGACTCATTCGCACAGGCGATGCTCGTCCTGGCGGGATCGGCCCTCGGCCACACGCAGGAGGAGATGAAGGAAGGCAAGAAATTCCTCAAGAAGACCAAGATCCTCCAGGTCGACGAGGACACCGTCGCGCAGTATCTGGTAAAAACCACCGACGAGGCAGGAGTGCAGGTCATCCAGGACCAGCTCGCCAGCGACATCCATAAATTCGCCATGGTCCCGGACCTCTCCGACGAGCAGTTCGCCGGGAACGCCTCGGGAGTGGCCATGGCCTACAAGCTCTTCGGTACGGATCAGGTAGTGAGCAAAAAGCAAAGCATGATGCAGAGGGGATTCACGATAAGATGCAAGCTCTACGACTATCGCATCAACAACCCCTCGCTCAATCCCAGCTACACCTATTTGGCCGATGTCGAGAACATGACCATCACATTCAACCTCAACTCGGTGCAGGACCTCTCCTACATCGCCACCGCCCTCAGCCAGCTCGTGACATCCAAGGTCCTGTCCCTCCAGACCGCGAGGACTCTGGTGTCCGCCATCCCCGATCCCGACGAGGAGACGGAGAGGGTCAGACAGGAGAGCGAGGAGGAGGCCAAGCGCATCAGGGACACCTACGACTCCGACCAGGTGGCGCAAGACCCGCTGAAGCCCAAGACTCCGACCGCGCCGACGGACGAGGACGAGGATGAGGATAGTACCGCGGAATGATGCCGAGGAGAGCGTCCTGGCGTACATGAGGCTGGAGGAGCCTCTGAGGGACATCCTCAGACGGTTCGCCAACCGCAACGCCAAGCGCACCATCGAGGCCGTGGCATCCCTCCTGGAGGCCCACGGCTACGACGGGAAGAACGGCACGACCATCCTCCTCAGACCGGCCAGCGCATCCGCCGTGATGGAGATCGAGAGGCTCGCCCTCTCCCTTCAGCCCGACCAGAGGAAGGCCCTCCTCAGCAGGCTCTACGGCCAGATCGGGACAGGCTCGTACACGCTGCGGAAGGCCGTGGACCATCTCATCCGCTTCGGCATGGTGCAGGATGCGGACAAACTCTTCCTCCAGGGGAAGAAGGTCCTCAGAGAGACCGCCACCGAGGGGATGCTGAGAGGCGAGTTCGCGGTGCAGAAGGGCCTCGGCGTGGGATGGCAGACGGGAACGCCCAACCTCAAGGGTGTGGACGCATTCCTCAAGGACAGGTGGTCCGAGAGGGAAGCGACGGCATACCTCAAGCCCATGGCGAAGATCGTCCGGGACGAGGTCACCCAGGCCATCCTCGTAGGGGAATCCCCTCAGAGGATGAGCCTGCGCATCCGCAAGGTCGAGGAGATCAACAAGGTCCGTGCGGACCGCAACGCCAGGACGATAACCACCGCCGTGGCGAATGAGGCGCAGATGGAGTCCTATGCGAGGGCCGGAGTCAAGAGGTACGAGTGGACCGCGACCTTCGACGAGCGCACCTGTCCCGTATGCGGAGAGAGGGACGGGAAGCAGTATCCTCTCGGGGACTCCCATTATCCTCCGGCCCATCCTAACTGCAGATGCACGACCAAGGCGGTCCTCTCCAAGGCGATACAGGACAGGCTGAACGCCAACCTCGCCAAGCACCGCAACGACTACGGTGCCAAGTACATCCCTCCTGAGATGCACTACAGCGAGTGGAAGCAAAGGTACCTCTCCGACAAGGACGTAGGCAGTCCTCTGGATGACAGCTGATCCCGGGAACGGTCCTCCATCCCCATTTGTCGCATATCGGACAAAACAACGGGCATCGTGTAATCTGCCCACGGACACATTCATGATTGTGTCCGACTTCGGACACACGGCCATCCGGGGGAGTCTTCTCATCCATCGGCATCGTCCAGACATGGGGGTCTTCCTATCGTTCTACCGTCATAATTCCTTATTAACGCTGTTAAACTTGTTCTATTCACCCGAATTACATCGAGGGGGTTAAACAAGATGGCGGAAGATAACAACGGTTCTTCTAACACTCATTCATCGGATGAGGTGACTTTCACGCCCGAACAGCAGGAGCGTGTCAACTCGATAGTACAGCAGAGAGTCAACGAGATCAACGCCGGCAGGCAAAAGGCGATAGACGATGCGGTGGCGAAGGCCCTCAAGGACCAGGCCAGCAAAGCGCGTATCGCATCCCTCGAGGGGGAGGAGAAGCTGAAGGCGGAATATCAGTCGAAGCTCGAGGAGATCGAGAATGAGAGGAAGGAACAGGCAGAACAGCTCGCGGAAGCGCAGAGGGCCCTCGCTATCAGCAAGGCCGAGGCGCAGCTGGCGGGATTGGGACTGCCCGCGGAATTCGCCACCAACCTGCTCGGTGCGGACGACAAGGCCACACAGAAGAACATCGAGACATTCAACGCCAGAGTCAACGCGCTCGTGACCGCCAAGGTCAGCGAGGCGTTGGCGAGAGGACCCCCGATGACAGGTGGATCCGTCGTGACACAGCAGGAGCAGTTGCTCTCACAGCTTAGAGCCGCGGCGAATCTTCCGGCAAAGGGGTGAACAACAATGACTGCAACACCAGGAAACGGAACATACTCCTCGGGTGGCGAGGCGACCCTGCCCAACGACATCCCGACGATAACGCACTACATCAAAGATGTCCTCGACGAGGTCTTTGTTGCGGAGGCGAAGACTGTGGGAATGACCCCCGACCCTGCGGTGCTCAGAGCATCCTCGCAGGCAGGGATCTTCAAGCTCGCGACCATCAAGACGACCGGGCTCGGAAACTACGACACCAGGCTCGGCTATCCGACAGGTCAGATCTCGACCGAATGGAACGAGTACCGCGTAGAGGTCCAGAGGGGAATCAGGTACGTCTGCGACCCCGCAGAGAGCATCATGGGAGGCGGTCTCGTGACCGCCATGAACGCGATGGCCACCGCCACCAGACAGGAGTTCGTCCCCGAGGTCGACGCGTACAGGTTCAGCAAGATCCACGGGACCATCAACGGCAACAACGCGATCAAGTCCACGCACATCAAGTCGCAGGCATCTCTCGCCAACAGCGACATCCTCGGCTCCGTCATCGACGGTCTGGACGTCGTATCGGATTCCACCGGGCTCGACACCGGGCTCACCATCTACATGAATCAGGCCCTCCGCAACACCATCCACAAGTCGACGGAATACACCAAGACCAAGGACATCGGGGGAGGCAACAGCTTCAGCTCCGACATCACCGAGATCAACGGGAACCGCATCGTGTGGGTCCCCAAGCAGAGGATGATGACCGCCATCACCCTCAAAGATGGATACACCAACGCATACTCGGACACCACAACCACGCCCGAGACCGTCGACTACAACCAATTCGGATACGCACCCGCTACCGGAGCGAAGTATCTCAACTTCGTCATCACCGCACCCAACACATGCATGGGAATCATGGCGCTCAACAACCCCAAGATCATACTCGCGGCCGATTCCGAGAAGTACGATGCGGACCAGGCCATGATCAGGATGTGGCACGACCTCATCATCCCCGTGAACAAGCAGCCCGGCGTCTACATCAGCGTCGGTGGAACGGTCAGCTGAGAGGTGTGAGAGATGGCATCAGAGCACACCATGAGGAGAGTGGGTAGGCTGAACGCCACACCGTTCGCCGGCAAGAGCGATGACGAGAAGATCATCGCCTGCGAGGATGCTCTGGGCCTGTTCCTCGACATCACTCACCGTGCGGAGGACCTGGGAGAACGTATAGACCCTCTGGTCTGCGAGATCGCCAAGACCCTTCTCGGGAAATCGGGACAGGAAGGCGTGAAGAAGGCGAAGGACGGGGAGCTGGAGCGCGAGTGGTCGGAGGCCAACGGTATGCTGGACCCCGTGCTTCTCAAGCGCATCAAGGCGTACCGCCTGGTGGTCGGGATCAATGCAGCCTATCAACTATGACATCCGCATCTGCTGGCGCAAGCACGCCACAGGGGAGGATGTCAGCGACACCGGGGTCGTGACCCCCAGGTATAGGATGGACGGGCCGTACAGGCTCGCATTCCGCTCGGGGCAGGCATCCAGGACGAGAGGGGAGCAGGGATTCACGGTCGAAGGCACGCAGTACCTCGTCATCGCAGACGGGGTCCACGTCTTCGAGCCGGGCGACATCCTGACCGCCGACAGGGCGGGCAGGGACGAGAGGTACAAGGTCTCCATCGTCAAGGACTGGCCGTCCGAGCAGACGATGTACGTCGGGGCGATATGATGCCGGCTACAGAGGGATTCGACGAGCTGGACGACAAGCTGGCGATGCTGGCCGACATGGCCGACATCATCGAGAAGGACGTGGCCCCCAAGATCACCATGGCAATGCGCAACTACGCCATAGGCATGGTGACCAATATCTGGGGAGTGGTCCAGACAGGGGCGCTCCGCAATTCCATCGAGGGGACCTCCCAATTCGTCATGAGGGATGGGGACGCGGCGGTCGAGATGGGAATCTCGGCGACATCGGACCACATCAACTACATCGAATTCGGGACTGGTATCCACGGCTCGGCGACCTACACGGATGTGGAGGGGGGGACCCACACAGCCGAGGGAGTCTCATTCAAGCCCATCGAAAGATGGTATCAGCATAACCCGGAATATCAGGGGGACTTCGGGAAGAACAACGACCCGAGGAGGGCGCTCTACGACGGATTCTCGGTCGGAGCATCGGCCGACACCGTCGAGGAGTGGATCCCGCGTTACTCACAGCATCCGAGACCCATCATGAGACCCGCGCTCTACGACAACATCCCCATTTTCGAGGACATGATCGCAGGCAGATTGGGGGGGATTTTCGATGATTGACATCATCGAGGACATCGTGACCGAGCTGAACCAGGTGGACGGGCTCAACAAGAAGGTCTACAGGAAGTGGCCGAGCAAGGCCGCCAAGGGACCGTCGTGCCTCGTTCAGAGGATCTCAGCCGTTCCCACCTTCACGGATGCGGACGGTTCGGAGGTCACGGTCCAGCTCACATACTCCATCGAGGTCAATTCTAAGGATGCCGACGAGGCCGACAGGCTGGCCTCGGACATCATCGACAGGATGGCAGGGTACAATCTCCACCGCTCCGGCGATGTGGAGCTTTACGACGACATCTCCCGCAACTGGCGCAGGATAATCACGGTCCACGGCACGGTCGACAAGAGAGGAAACACTTTCACAAGCTAATCGAGGTAATAAAATGACAACGAGAGCAACATCAGCGAAAGGACTGCAGCTTGCAGTCCAGATTAACGATGTCTGGCATTATTTCGGCGAGGTCAAGGCCGTGCCGGCCATCGGAGAGAGCCCGCAGAAGATCGACGTAACCCACCTGGGAAGCGCATCGCACGAGTACATCAAAGACATCCCCGACTACAGCGGAGACCTGGCATTCACCATGAACGCCCAGCCCTTCATCTCTGGAGGGAACGCGGACGCGTCGAACCTCAACCTGATCGAGTCGATGGACAAGAACGGAACCTACCAGTTCATGATCGTCTACCCTGCCCTCAACCAGCAGGTCACCCTGTACGGCGACTGGAGCTGGGAGATGGGCGCAGGTAACGTATCCTCCGCCATGGAGATCACATTCACTATCATCCCGAGGTCCGCGCCTGTCTTCACCGCGTACGGAGTCACAAGTTACACTCTGGCCTTCAACCCCGTATCCGCATCTGGAACGGGAACAGGAACCATGGCATCCCAGACTGTAGCCGTCGGAGGCACGGTCTCGGCACCCGCCAGCACCTTCACAGCGCCTACTGGCAAGATCTTCGGCTCGTGGAACACCCAGGCCGATGGTATGGGAGTGACCTATCAGGTCGGCGACACCATCACGATGGACACCAGCTACACCCTGTACGCGATCTGGGTGGCCGACAACGGAGAGTGAAACGATTAAGCTCAAGACCAAGACAGGCGACGAGAAGGAAGTGACTCTCGACTTCGACAGGGTCTGCGCTTATGAGGCCGAGCACCCGGACTGGTCCATCATCCTCGAGATGAGGAGGTTCGGCAAGACTCTTCGTTTCAGCGCATTGGACTTGCTGGCATCCTTCTGCCATGAAGGAGGCTGGAAGGGATGGCTGGAGGACGGATTCACGCTCTCCGACCTCACCAACGTTCTGAACGAGGGTCTGGCCGAGCTGGGGTTTTCATCAGGGGAAGGCCAATCCGGCGCATAACCGAGGCCGTTCAAACAGTTTAGCTGGTGGAGGGGATGCCACTTTCGGCTCCCCCCTCCCTGGCGATAAGGTCCGCACGCATCCGCTATGAGCGGAGACGGCAGGACAAGATAGACGTTGCACTTGCAACAGCGAACCTCGTGCTCGGAGGATTCGGAGGCGGACAGGACACCCTGGACGCGGTCAAGCATATGTTCACCGAGGACGAGATCAGGACGATAAGAGAGGACAGGGAGGAGCGCCAGCAGATAGCTCTGCAGCAGGCCCAGATACAGCAGCTGAGGATGAAATATGGCAGGAGACAGCGAGCACACGGTGACGATCAAGGTCAGGACCGAGACCGAGGAGGCCCAGACCAATGTCGAGAATTTCCGCGAGGAGATGTCGCAGACCCGCAAGCAGGTCGAGGACACCGCCAAGGCCGCAGAGAGGGCCGGCAAGCAGATGGGGTCCGTAGGAGAGGAGTTCGCATCCATCTCCAAGGACCTGGCGACCATCTCCCCGACTCTGGGGAAGATAACCAAGGGGGTCACGGACCTCACCCAGGCCTGGCGCAGGCTCGGGGACACATTCAAGCGCAACAAGGTTAACGGCCAGCAGGTCGGACAACAGGCAGGGGGTTCCATCATCACGGACACCCCCAACGGCCTCGGCAGGTCCGGCAGACAGGTCAGCGCCAGCAGGGCCGGAGGTCTCGCCAAGGTCGCTGGATTGGTAGGCATCGGAGCGGTCGGAGCGCAGCTCTTCAACGCCATCTCCGGCTCGGGCTCCAAGCTGGCGGGATTCGACAAGCTGAACACATTGGGCGCACCGTCCATGTGGGATAATCTGTTCCCGTACCTTCAGCGCATCGAGGACAACACCTCCAGGATCGCGGAGAACACCTCCACGCAGATAACCCCGCCGTCCCCACCAGGAGGAGCGGCGGCCACCCTGATCCCCGTGGAGGTCACCATCGGCACGCCGTCCAAGGAGGTTCTGTCTCAATTCGAGCAGGTGGCCGGCAGCGAAAGGGTGATCCTGGAGCAACAGGGACAGATCGCATGGACCAACATCGGCAAGCAAGGGCAGACAACGCTGGCTGGACTACAGACGGAATCCGCCAAGGCATTGGACCCCGCCATCGCGGATGCGCAGAGGCTGACGCAGATTCTGGATCAGTCGTTGAACGGATTGCAGGTCGGAGCCATCGGCGTGCTCAATCCCGTCATCATCGATGTGGAGACGCTGAGGGAGTCCCTTAGTACCGTCCTCGACGGGATGACGACCGAGGCGGAGGGCGCTATCGTTCCCACGATTCAGGATGCACAGCGCCTGAAGGAGATTTTAGATAAAGCCCTGGATGGACTGGAGGGCAAGTCCGCCATCGTGCTCACGCCGACGATAGAGGACGCGGAGACTCTCAGAGAGATACTGGACCAGGCCATCGACCAGCTCATGATCGAATCGGATTCGGCGCTGGACCTCACTATAACCGATGCGCAGACGTTGAAGAACGCACTCGATAAGGTGATGGACGGACTGGCGAAACAGGCCGAGACGGTCCTCAATCCCACGATCATAGATGCCCAGGCGCTCAAGGCAGCCCTGGGAGAGACCATAGACGAGCTCATGCAGGAGTCAGGCACGGCGCTGGAGGATGCGCTGATAGATGCCGAGGCCCTGAAGGGCATTTTGGATAAGGCGATAGACGGCCTTATCGAGAAGTCTGGCGGTGCATTGTCCAAGGTGCTCACCGACGCAGACACGCTAAAGATCACATTGAACACGGCCCTGGATGAATTTTTAACCGAATCCCAGGGTTCTCTTAACACCGTTAAGGAACAGGCAGAAGCCATCAAGACCGCATTGGACGGTGCGCTGGACGGCCTTATCGAGAGGTCGCAGACCGCCCTGTCCTCGACGATAGTATCCGCCGAGACGCTTAGAGAGATCCTGGATTCCGCCATGGATGAGTTCCTGGCGGAGAGGGACGGCATACTGTCGCAGGCCATCGCCGATGCGGAGACGCTCAGAACCGTCCTCAACGATGCATTGGACACATTCACCGAGGAGTCGGGAACGGCGCTGGCCGATGTGCTGACGGATGCCGACACGCTGAAGGGCATCCTCGACACCGCATTGGACACATTCATCGAGCAGTCCGGCGGTGCATTATCCCTCGCCAAAGAGGACGCGGAAATCTTAAAGGCCACCCTTAACGAGTCATTGGACGAGCTGGCGGAGGAGGCGCAGACCGCGCTGGAGACACCCAACGCCGAGGCCGTCACATTAAAGGAGATGCTGGACACCGCTCTGGACACATTCGTCACCAAGGCCAGCACAGCATTATGGATCCCCCTACTCAATGCAGACTCACTCAAGCGCAAGCTGGACACCGCATTGGACACATTCATCGAGAAGGCTGGGACAGTTCTCGATCCCACGATAACCGATGCGCAGACCATCAGGAGCATAGCGGACAGGTGGTTCGACGGGGCCATGGCCTCGGGGATGTCCGCATATCTGGACTCCCTGCTTGCCAAGGCACGTCAGATCAGGCAGGAGCTCGCCATGGCGGAGGCGGCATCCACCTCCGTGACGGAGGCATCCGAGACGGTGCAGAATGTCGTAGAGAAGCCCACGACCACAACGAGGCCGTCAGCATCGGCCTCAGCAGGGGCAACGACCAAGCCGACCACATCAACATCCACCACGAAACCTACCACATCAACATCGACAGGGCATACCGGCGTATACACCATAGACCCCTACACGGGCCAGAGGAGGGAGCTGACGCCCCAAGAGCTATATGAGGCGAGCAAGGCCAAGAAGGAGGCTCAGAACACCGTCACAAAGGCGACGGCCAAGCCCAAGACGCCTACTTCGACAACCACACCCGTGGAGGAAACGCCTGTCGTGTCTCCTACGGTGGAGAGGTCGCTGGAGGAGTTCAAGAAGGTGCTGGACGGCATAGGCATGAACAACAGGTCCACGGCCATGGCGTATGTGGGGAGCCTGTCGGCCAGAGGGCTGACGGGAGAGGAGCAGGATTCCCTGCTGCAGTATTGGGATTCCAAGTGGGAGGATGTCAAGACCGAGGTGGTCCAGACAACGACACAGCAGCAGAGCGATCTGCTGGGAGACATCGGACGGGGGATTTCGGACTTCTTCTCACCCATCACAGACCCGCTGGCAGACGCCATGAATTACATCAACAACGATCTCGGAGTAGGAGGATTCCTGGACGCTGTCAAGAACACACCCATTGGCTACATGGCTCCCGGGCTCAACACCATAGATCAGTATCAGAGGGAGTATTCCCGTCAGGATGCCGAGATGGTGCTCCTCGATGTCGCCACGAGCATTATAGGAGGAGGCACGGCAGGGAAGGTCATCAAGGGAGCGGAGAAGGTAGCCGAAGGAGCCGCCAAGCAGGTCGATGATGTCGCCAAGGCGGCGGAGAAGGTTGCCAAGCAGGTCGATGATGTCGCAGAGATCAATGCCGGTAGCGGCATGAAACAGCTCATCAAGAATGGCGGAGATGCTGGCGATGATATCCCTGAGTTTTTCGCAGTCAGAGACAAGGATGGGGGCGTGCATCTATTCTCCAAGGACCAGTTCGACAGGCTGTCGGCGGACAAGGGCAATCTCCTCACAAAGACCGATGACGGTTACACGATCAGAGCGAGACAGGCCGACCTGGATTCGTATCATAGGAGCACGGAGCTGCCTGATCCCAATTATCCCAGGGAGTCATACTGGGATGAGGAGGGGACGTACCATGTCGGATTAGATGATTCTGGTAAGATACAGAGGGATTACTCAGAGCCAGCCAAGACCGCAGGGGAGAGGCTGAGCGAGCTGGCCGATAATGCCACGGGGACAGTGAAAAAAGGACTATCCAAGATAACAGAGGCGACCAAGGCCCACACAGGAGCGATCAATGCGCTCAACATACTGACAGGTGCGGGGCTGAATTTCGCCATGGCATCAATGATATACTCCATGTCGCAGCAGTCGGGCGAGTCGCGTTTCATGGGCCGCGCCAGTACCGACGAGAATGGAGCGACCACCTACACGGTCAACGGGATCGAGGTCTCGGAGGACGCCTACCATAACATATTCGGATTCGCGCAGGGGGGTGTCTTCATGCCCAACCAGCCCCAGCTGGCGGTTCTGGGGGACAACCGCACCGAGCCCGAGGTTGTGGCACCGTACTCCATGATCGTCAAGGCCGTCACCGAGGCCATCCAGTCCGCAGGCTCGTCATCAGGAGGTGGAGGATTCGGAGGGGAGCGCCAGCCCGCCGAGGCCGTGGTAACCCTGGACGGCAAGGTCATCGCAAGAGCGATCTTCGACGACCTGGAGAATGAGAGGCGCAGAAGGAGCAGGAGCGTGCCGGCATGACGGTTCTATGGATAAACGGATTCGCAACACCCAATCCCGCATACCGTGGATACACCACGACTAAGCAGGAGCTGGTCAAGGCGGAGAGGAATGTGGGGAATGTCATCGAGATGGCGATAGGACAAGCCATCTACTCCGCCAAAGGCGGGGAGCTGATAAAACATCATATCGACTGGAAATACACCATCAAGGTCCAATGGATGGGGCTCACCGCCGACCAGAAGAGCCTCATCATGAGGGAGACCGGCAAGGAGTGGTTCAACGTCCGCTTCGTGGATCTGGACACCGACACCCTGGTCTACCTCGACAAGGCATACAGGGGTACGGAGCCTGTCTGCACGGGATGGGGACACTACGACGAGACCACCCGCAGATTCGAGCATTACGACATCTCGATGGAGATCATCCAGAAGTGAGACCATGTACTCTGCACCAGACGGTTACAAGGAGGTCGCGGTCAGCGAGGAGCGCATCGAGTCCGTGTATATGTCGATGGGTATCGACATCGACAACACATCCGCGGACGACATCTCCTCCTACACCGGGGACAGGCTCCCCCTCAGCAGCGGCGGTCAGCTCGTGGATGCCACATACGAAGTCAACCCGGGACTGGCGACATTCGAGGCCGACGGCATCCCCACGGCCCTGTCCGCAGGCACGATAGTCCCGCCCATCCGTCCCGATGACACCGTTAGGACGGGATACTGGAGCGAGGACATAAGCGGGGAGGACGGGGCCATCTCTTTCAGTCTGACGATAGCCCTCAGAGGCCCGAACGAGGAGCTGAGGGAGCATACCTCGGCGCTGACCATCTACACAGCAGGGCCGAACATCCTGAGCGGAAGCGTCTTCTTCATCCGCTCCGGGACCGAATCAGAGGTGGCGCTGGACTGCTCCGAGGGAATCGCGGTGGCGAGCGGGAGCAACACATACGACACCATCCGCATCGAGGTCACGGCGATAGACCAGCCCTTCAGGCATCTCCGTCTGGCAGAGATCGAGTTCGGTGATTCCGTCACCATCTCGATGTCGGAGGTCACCGGCAAGGTCACCTACATAGACGAGATAGATCCATTGATGCAGGGGCTCCCCATGAGGGAGCTGGACTTCAACCTGATAAACGTGGACGGCCGCTACGACGAGGACAATCCGTCCAGACTCTACTCCAGGCTGGCGATAGGCAACCCCATCGAATTGTCATACACCATCTTCAGCCAGACCAAGAAGTACACCGTCCCCATGGGAAGGTTCACGTTGGCCGAGAAGAAGGTCAAGGACACCAGCCTGGCGATGGTGGCATACGATATGAGGTGGCATCTGTCGAGGATGTACGTTTCGTGGAGCATATCGGCGGCGGAGGATCTCGGGACCGCCATCGCCAGGGCATTGGACATGGCCGACCTCGACTACACGGTGGATGCGGCGGTCTCCTCGATATACCCTCTGGCCGACTATACGTTCGACACCGGGACCTCCCTGTACGACGACCTCCAGGACATCACCCAGGCATACGGGGTCACCATACTGCCGGACCGCGACGGTTCGCTGAGGGTGGGAGTGGGATTCATGTCCGACGAGTTCGGGCTGATCCCGCCCAACATCCAGTTCTCATGGCCTCAGTCCAACCAGAGGAACAGGTACAATTTCGTGGATGTCTCCTACGGCACGGCCCACTACACGAGGGATCTGAGGGAGAGCCCGACCATAGCGAAGACGGTGCTCAACGTCAACAATCCGCTCATCACGACACAGGCCCACGCCATCGAGGTGTGCAACCGGGTGGTCGGTGCGATGTACTCCCGGGCCGTGACGGTCCGCTGGCAGGCCGATCCCGCGCTGGACCTGTACGACCAGGTCGATGTCTATTCCAAGTGGACCATCGACACCTCGCCCACGAGGTACAAGGCCGTCAAGAGAGAGGTCACATTCGATGGTATGCTCGTGGAGGAGCTGACCCTGATAGTTTAATATCCTATAGGTCATTGATAGGTCCATGCCTCAGCAAAGCAGAACGATGTATCAATTGGACACGAGAACAGAAGCGGAGCGCGATGCCGACATCAATGAGTGGGTCAAGGCGCACTCCACCGACTATCGCAAACAGAAACAGGCCGCATCGGGCATGCCTCCAGAGGACCCGTCCAAGGGACATGGTACGGGAGATCATAGGCCGAAGGACGGCAAGGGCTGGCCGTTGGTCCCCGTGTGGCATACATGGGTGTGGACACTCGTTGCTTTCACCATCGGATTCTGGGCCTCATGGCTCATGCACCCATAACCGTTATGATTCTTTATTAACGCTGTTAAAGATAGTCATGGCATGACTGTATCGAGAGTGGAGGTCGTCGTCAACGGTATCACGTCGGCGCTGACCTACAATTCTACAACGGGCAAGTACGAGGGGAGCCTCACCGCCCCCTCGCAGACTTCGGGAACGAACAATCCGTCCGGGCCGGGGGTCGGCTCCGGCGCGTCCAACGGTTACTACCCCGTGATCGTAAGGGTCACGGACGAGGCTGGCAACGTCACCGAGGAGACAGTCTCCGGGAGCTTCGCCAATGCTTTGAAGCTCTACGTCAAGGAGAAGACCGTCCCTGTGGGCGCGATAACCTATCCGTCATCGGGCGCCAACATCGGCAACAATGCCAAACCGACCATAACATTCACATTCACCGATTCGGGGTCGGGTGTCAACCCCTCCACCGTCAAGATCAAGGTGGACGGCACGGAGTATGCGCCGTCCTCGTCATCGTTCAATGCGGCGGGGACGGTGCTCTCATGCACCTATACTCCGTCCGGCAACCTGGCCGACGGATCGCACACCATAGCCATCAACGGCTCCGATTATGACGGCAACGCGGCCGTCGAGGTCACATCCACATTCAAGATCGACACCACGCCGCCCACCTTGAACGTCTCCGCGCCGACCAACGACCTGCTGACCAACCAGAGCTCCGTCATGGTCGTAGGGACGACGAACGACGCGAACAGCACCCCCGTGAGCATCTCCATCTCATGCAACGGGACGACCTACGCGCCGACGGTGGGACAGGACGGGTCCTTCTCGCAGTCGGTCGCTCTGGCCGAGGGCTCGAACATCATAACGATAACGGCGACCGACGCGTCCTCGCTGGTGACGACGGTGACGAGGACGGTGGTCTACGACGGCACCGCCCCGACCATAGTGAGCATCGTGATCGCTCCGAACCCGGCGGATGCATCGGGGACCTACTCCATAACCGTCGAGGTAACCGACGCATGACGGTGAGGTCGGTCTGGGGCCGCATCCAGCACAGGACTGCGACCCTGACCTCCCATGAGGGCGACAGATGGACGTTCGACGTGCCCGCATGGGCCGCCTCGCCCATCGTGGTCGAGATCTGGGCCGAGGACGAGGCGGGGAACGTCTCGTACAGGACGGGTGTCTTTGACATCGGCCCCGGCGAGACCAAGTGCATCCGCTGGCGCGAGGAGGGGAGTTCCCTCGTCATGCTCACGGACCGCAGGCCGTCCGTGTCCGACATGGATCCCGGGGTCTCGGCGGATATGCTCTCGGAGAGGTCCCATGCCGACTGCATGGAATGGGGCAGGCCCGCCGTCGAGATGATGGCGCACGCCTGCTCGAGATTAGTGGAGATAGGGATATGAGACAGTGTTACACAGGGGAATCATTCGTCCAGAGGTTCAGCGTGTCATTCGACGAGGACACGGGACAGACGGTGGATTCGGGCGAGTTCGAGGTGTATCTCGACAGCGAGCTCCTCTACTCGGGGACGCTCTCGATAGACGGGACCGGGAGGATCCTGTCCTTCCGCTTCAGCCCGACCGTCTCGGGCCTGATGGAGATCAAGTTGACATGGAGGGTGGGCGACGACGTATGGCGCCAGCCCTACCTCATGAAGGTCGTGGACCCATGAGCTCGCTCGCCAAAGACCTCCAGATCACATTCGTGGGCCTCACGCCCAACCCCGTCAACGTCCTGTCGGCGTATCTGGTGTCCGTCGGCGTCGCCGAGGTGGACAGGGTGTGGATGGATTGGGCCAGCACTATCTGGGCCAATGTCGAATCTCTGACCTGGGGGGCATGAGCATGGCGACATACACACCCAACCTTAACTTGAAAAAGCCGGCCTCTACAGACCTCGTGTCCATCGCCGACATCAACGGCAACATGGACGCGCTGGACACCGCCGTCGCTGGCAAGCTGGACAAGACGGGCGGTAACGTCAAGGGGACCATAGCGGTGCGCAACGCCGCCGACACAGGCAACGTCGCCAGCATCGACCAGAACGGCTACGTCACGGGCACATGGCTGCGTACAACGGGAGCGTCCAACCTCAATGCGACCCCGTCGCAGATACCTGTCCTTTCTAACGGATGGATATATTACCGCACCCTCGAGCAGATGAAGAGCGACCTCGGAGGAGGGGGCGGTGCGGAGATCCACAGCAACCTGTCGGCGTCCTCATGGACTGCCGACAGCACATACTCGGACTTCCCATACAGGTGCGCTCTCGCCATAACCGGCGTGACCGCGGCGGATGTCGCCGAGGTGGTGTTCAATCAATCGGAGGCGGCATCTGGCAATTACGCGAGCGTATGCGAAACCTACGCTGGAGGGGTGTATATCTACTCCTCCGTGAACACCGCTATCACGATCCCTACGGTGCTGATCCATAAGGGCTGATTGCATGGCTGAGGACAGGTGCCCATATTGCAATAAAGACCTCGCGGACTACTCGCCCGAATTGGTCCTCAAGCACATCGCCTCATGCCATCTC